TTAGCCATGTTGTACGGGCCAAACGATGTCTCGGCACCGTTGGGGTAGAACTTGGTCTTGAATGTCATGGTGACATCGCCCTGAGTCAACTCATCAGGCACCAGTTGCCGAGCCGCCATCAGGTTGTCTCCGACCCCGATCTGCACTGGTCCGGACTCGGCGTACTGGACGGCGTTGTCGAAGTTGAAGCCGACCTCGTGCTCGTAGATGTACCCGTCAACACTCACCAGCACGGGGTTGGCAAAGACGCCGCTGTCCGTGCCGCATGTACGGGCCAAGGTGCCGATGGCCCAGTGGCCCTCTTGGTAGTTAAACGATACATAGGAGTCAACTTCGTTGGAGGCTGCTGACGGGTAGTACCACCAGATCTCACGGAACGCACTGTTGTGGACCGCGTATATCTTGCTGGCTTGGCTGGTGTTCAGGTTGCGGTACACGTAATCACTGACATCAGACGGCAGGGGCTTGACGTAGCCGTCAAACATCCAGAATCCTGACCGGCTCATCCAGACGGCCATCGTGTCCTCGGCGGCCACTGCCTGCTTGGAAATCAGGCCGCAGCCGCTGCCGATCTTCTCAAAGTTGTACACATACGGCTGGCCGATGTACTGGCTCTGGTGGACATCGCTGTCCGTGAACAGCAGATTGACGCCACGCACGCGCTTGCCGGCCATCAGGCTGCCGGTGGTGGCGATCTCGTAGTCGCCGGCTTGGTTGGTGGTCGAGGGGGTCCAGACCGTGTTGTTTTCTTGGTCGCACCACGCAACCTTGCGGGGGTTTCCGCCAGCGCCGAGCGCGAAGACGAAACGCTCCGCAGTCACCATCATCGACTGGCAACTGGTGGGTGAATTGGCGATCTGGGCCGCAATCGTGGGTGTGGAAAAGCCAAGCTGCCACTCATAGATCTTGCCGTCCGCATCGCTGCACCCGACAAGGTACTCGCCCCAAGTGTCCAGCGCCCAAGTCGTGGCAACCGTGATGTTGCCCAAGTCGGGCCGAGCCACGCCGTAGGCATAGGAGCCGTAAGCCCCGTACCCGTAGCCGATGTTGACCACGGCATTTGCGTTGCCGGATGTAAATCCGGTGGGGGTGATGTTCTTGATCGTGCCGGTGGCATTGGAGACATACAGACCAGTGTGCGTACCCACGCCGATGTATCGTTCTGCGCCATTGGTACGCCATGTAATCATGCCCCGAGCCTTGCCCGAAACCGTGTCCTCGGAACGCTTGCGCCAGCCGCCGACTGGGCGCATCGAGCCCTCCCGCCAGCGCACCAAGTTTGCATCGAACCAGCGCCCAGCGGATTGGAGTTCTGTGCCGTTGCGGTAGACGCCGGCTGGAATTTGAAGCGGAATGTATGCCATTGTGACCCCTGAATAATCGCTATTTTCTCACGACAAGGGGACTCAAGGCACTTCAAACTGCCATGTACAGCCCGATGTTGGCGAAAGCGTAGCCAGCGTAAACCACCGCCATCGGAATATTACCCTTAAACAACTGCTCCACAGAGATGCCGGCGTAGACAACAGTGACGGCAATTATCAGCCAACCACTCACAGGGCACTCACATCGTAGACCTGCCCACGGAACTCGATGCACCCGTTGCCGAAGTCGTGGACCAGTTCCGGCCAGAGCAATTGCCCGTTGAAGAATGTCAGGACCGCAAACCCACTTCTCCAGTTTGTGGGGTTGTCCTCAAGGTAATCAAGGAACTGGGGTCCAGATGGGTCTGCCAGCGTGCCGGTGTCCACGCCGAACCTGTTGCCGTTGTAGTCGGCGTAAGGCGTGACCTTGAGACTGTGTAAATGTCCAGTGACAATCGTCTTGCCGGAGCCAACCGTGTTGTTGTGGGTCGCATGGATGCCGCCCTTGTAGCGGTGTTTGACGGCCACATCCTCTGTGGGCCAGCAGGACCAGCAGGAAGTCCACGCTGGAAAGTGATCCTTCAGTGAAAACCCCTTGACCCCCTCAAACTCACCGGCGTTGGCTGCCAGCCGGTTCTCAAACCTTGCGTCATGGTTGCCCATAGTCCAGACCAGCTTGGCCCTGCCAGCCTCGTCCTCGATCTCACCTAAACAGGCTTCGCAAGCCTTGAGTTCCTCGATGATGCTGGGCTTTGTATCCCATCCGATACGAGGGAACCGGCTGATGGATGCGCCGTCAAATGCGTCACCGTTGTTGATGATGGCCTTGGGCTTGAACTCGTTGATGGCCCACAGTAGGCCCTTGAACGCGGTGGTGCGGATACCAGGCCAGAAGTGAGCGTCACTGAACACAATCACCACGCCATTCTCAATGCCAAGCTGGTGGCGTGCAGCGTGCGTATGAGCCGTCTGGAGGTGCGTGTAGTGCTGGGCCTTCTGATGATCCTTTGCCACCAGTTGGATGGTGTATCTGGCCTCAATTGACCTACGCCGCTTGTGGATGCCGGACAGATCTGTGCCCAAAGCCTTTGCAACCTTTGACGCCGACTGGAGTGTCCTCCAAAGCTCAATAAATTCAGAGTCGCTGGTTTTCGATGCTGTCATGTCAATCCTTGGTTAGAACGCGCTCAAGCACATTGATGAGCCTGTGCTCAGCAGCCTCCAATTGCTCAGGTGAAGCGCCACGGTCTGCGGCTGTCTCAATGAGGTCGTATGTCAGGAGGTGCAAGCATTCATGCAAGGCAGTCTTCTTCAAACTTGATTCTGTGATCTCCTCCGCACCAAAGTCACCGATCCGATAGGTCGCCAGTCTGGCAGGCTGATTTATCTCAACCGATGCCATCGCATTCTTGGCCGACTTGACGCCGCGCTCAATGCGCCAATCCCCGAGGGACAGCACCGTCTGCCAGTGGGCCATATATTTATCAAACAAAAGCACCTGCTCGGCGCTTGGCATGTTTTTCATAAATATATGATGACCGCTGCTTATGACGGCATCATTACGAAAAGACGCGGGTGCCGGACTTGTCGATGATGAGCGCCTGCCTGCGGGGCTTGTCGCTGATGCTGATGTGCGTCCATGCGTCAAACTCACGGATGATCTGGTCAAACGGCAAATTGGAGCCCACCAGAGCCCGCACCACGGCGTCCGGCGTCATGCCTGGTACTCGAATGTCAGCCGCGCAGCCGGTGCGGTGCTGTGAGGTGTCCTTGCTGCCAACCGAGTCATTGACCTGCTTGGACCGGAAGGCACTGTTGACCATAATCGGCTTTCCGTCCAAGTATGTCTTCACCTTCTCCAAGAACTCGGCCAGCTTGACCAAGTTCGCCATCTCGACATCGTTGGGCGTGTTGTCGAACTGGCGGTGGCTGGTGGTCGTCAGTTCTTCCAGCGTGAAGTGCTCGGTCAGCCTCATTTTTTGCCCATCTTCATGTCAGCCAACTTTTCCACGGTTCTGCCGCCAAAATATGCAAGGAAGATGATCTGGCCCCACTGGCCCAACAGTTGGACGTAGGACTCCTGCGCGTTGTAGCCGAAGGCCGACATCATGGTGAACAGAAAGAACGCAATGAAGATAGCGATCAAAGCCATTGGCCTGATGTTCTTGGACAGCCATGAGTCTGAACCCATGTCTGCCTGCCAGCGCTCGGTGGTGTTTTCCTGCTCGACCTCGAACAGCTTGGTGTCGTTCGCCATCTTGGCGAGTTCACCATCTTGAGCCAGCTTCGCCAGTTCCATTTGGGCCTTGGCTTTGGCTTCTGGATCGGGAATGAGCTTGTCGATGAGTTTGGAGCCGACTTCGAGGAGCGCTGTGAGAGGGAACATGATTTACCTTTAACAGTTGCCGCCGCACTCTTGCACGGCTTTGTAGATGACCCAACCGACACCACCGCAGACCAGCATCAGAACCAAGAACATCAGGATGAGGGTGATGACCTCATCCATTTCTTTCTTGTGCCTTGCAGCGGCTTCCCGCTGGCGTCTGGCGTCATGCGCGGCTTCTTTGTCTATGCTTGCTGCTCGGGCCAGTATCTTGGCCCACACGTCCATCTTGTTCGACTGGAAGAAGAGCATCTTGATCTCTTCCTCGAATGCCCGAGCCGACTCGATGGCAAGCTCCAACTCAATGGCTTTACCCATAGCAGAACCACTGAACTTGCCC